ATTAGAGAGTATAAATCCCTGCAATTCCTCCTGGCGGTTGTGTTAAGCAGGGACTCTCACTTTTTATTTATACTATGAAAGTAACTTTTTACAAATCAATCAAAGATGTATCACCTTATCAAAATAAGGATGTAGGATTCTATTTAGATAGGATTAAAAATGGTAAGTCTGAGCAGTTATGCAAGGACCTAAGATTCTCTACTGATAAAGAGGAAAGAAAAGCCATAAAGATGCAACTGCCTGTTGTTACCTTTGGAGGTGATTTCAGTAAGAGAAATAATGCATCTTTAAGAAAGGCATCAGGATTACTTACTTTAGACTTTGATGATGTGCAGGATCTACCTGCTCTAATTGTAGAACTGAAAGCTCACAAATCTATCTTTGCCTGTTGGACATCACCATCAGGCAATGGAGTGAAAGCTCTAGTCAAAATACCAATAGTACAGGATGACAAAGAATACAAAGAATACTTTAAGCAAATCTCTGCAGTATTCAATGGAGTAGATGAATCAGGGAAAGATATTGCAAGAGCTTGCTTTGAATCTTATGATCCTGATATCTATGTTAATTTAGATGCTGAGAATTATATCATTGATTATGATGTTATCCCATTTGAGACTAATGAGGTGGGTAGTATTACTAACATTAAGGTATTAGATACTGATGAGATAGCTAATAAGCTGATGTTTTGGTTTAAAAAGAAGTATAATTCACAAAATAGAAACTCTTCACTCTATAAATTAGCAGCTGCCTTTAATGATTTTGGAGTGGATAGAATGACCTGTCAGAATTATCTGATAGGATTTGAGCAGAAAGATTTTGGATCTGTAGAGATACTAGCTCTGATAAATTCTGCCTATAAAAAGACTGCTAACTTTAATAGTAAGCAATTTGAAGATAAGGATAAAAAAGATAAGCTGATTAACTTTGTGCTGAGTGGCAAGTCTGATGCTGTTATCCTAGAGGAGTTTAAAGAGTACAATAAAGAGAATATTGAGTCAGAGATTCAGACTATTAAAGAGGTAATAAAAGTAGATGAGTTTTGGAAATATGATTTCAAAGGTGATGTATTAATTATACCATACCGATTCAAGCTATTTTTAGAGAATCTACAGTACTATAAATACTATCCTGTAGCTAACACTAAGACCTTTGTTTTTATTACTAAGAATGAGAACTTTATTAATCATGTCTCTGAATTTCAGATAAAGGATAGAGTAATGGAGTACCTGGTCCAATCAAATCGGATACCTGTATTTGATGCTGTTGCTGAGAAGTCTAAACTCTTTACTCCTCAATACCTCAGCATGATAGATACTGCTAATGTAGAGATGGAAAGGGATGGGATAGATTACGGTATGATTTACTATAAAAATGCAGCTGTCAAAGTATTTGCTAAGCACCATGAGATATATGAATACTCAGAGCTAAAAGGATATGTATGGAATAATCAGATAATAGATAGAGATTTAATAGATGCTGATCACCATGAGTCAATGTTCAGGTCTTTCATTTGGTTTATCTCAGGGCAGGAGGTAGAGAGATATGATACTATGAAGAGCGTGATAGGCTATATGCTGCACTCTTATAAGACATCTGCTAATAACAAAGCAATTATTCTTAATGATGAAACTATCTCAGATAATCCTAATGGAGGTAGTGGTAAAGGGATTCTGATTAATGCTATTGGATACATGAAAAAAGTTAGCACTATTGATGGTAAGACCTTTGACTCAAATAAATCATTTCCCTATCAGACTGTATCTTGTGACTGTCAGGTGCTGGCATTTGATGATGTAAGAAAGAACTTTAATTTTGAGAGCTTATTTAGTATAATCACTGAGGGACTTACTATTGAATACAAAGGTAGAGATGCTATTAAACTACCTGTAAAAGACTCACCTAAAGTACTTATCTCTACTAACTACACTATTAAAGCAGATGGTGGCTCATTTAAGAGGAGGATGTTTGAGGTGGAGCTGAGTAGTTACTTTGGTACTCATCATACTCCATTTGATGAGTTTGGCTCTATGCTGTTTGAGGATTGGGATGAGCAGGAATGGGCAAGGTTTGACCATTACATGATTAACTGCTTAAACTATTATTTAGAGAATGGTCTAGTAGAATCTGAGGCTAAGAATTTAGAGCTAAGAAAGTTTATCAATGAGACAAGCCAAGACTTTATTGAATGGGTAGATAATAAGAATCTAGGATTTGATCAGAGATTAAATAAGGTATCAATGTTTGAGAACTTTATAGCAGAATACACTGACCAAAAGAAGTACCTGACTAACAGAACATTCAACAAATGGTGTAAAAAGTATGCAGAATACAATGGTAAGGAGTATGTAGATGGATCTAGCAATGGTGCTAGATGGTTTGAGATTAAATCACAAAGAGATCCTGATGTATGGGATACAATAAATTATAATTGATATGAACAAAGAAAACAAAACACTACTCAAAGCCTTAGAGATTAACTACCTCACACTTAAGCACCCTACCATGCCCTACATTACGGCATCAGATTGGAATGATAATTCAGCCAATGCTCTTACTAAATGTATCATACACTTTTTAACCTATTCAGGCTTTCAAGCTGAGAGGATTAATACAATGGGAGTATATAGAGAGGGTAAGAAGATACAGGTAGGAGAGAATACTAGACAGCTGAAAGGTACTTATACTCCTAGCACTGGCACTAAAGGCTCTGCAGATATATCTGCTACCATTAGAGGTAGGTCAGTTAAGATTGAGGTAAAATATGGTAAGGATAAGCAGTCAGAAGTGCAGAAGAGGTATCAAGAATCAGTAGAAGCTGCAGGGGGTACATACTTTATTGCAAGAACTTTTGATGAATTTATGATATTTTATTTAAAATTCCTTGCAGATATGAATTAATTGATTATCTTTGTTGAAATTTAAAACTTTATTATGGAAACAAAAACAAAAGCTGTAGTACCAGCACCTGTACTAACTCTGCACCAAAAGCTACACAAAGCTAAGCAGTCAATCGGCAAAGTAGCTAAGAATGCTACCAATCCCCACTTTAAAAAGTCATACAGTGACATCAATGCAATCACTGAGGCAGTAGAGCCTATCTTATTAGAGAATGGTCTACTATTATTACAGCCTATTCAAGGCAATTCAGTATGCACTCAGATAATCTGCATAGATTCTAATGAGTCTATAGAGTCATGTATGGAATTACCTGCAGGACTTAATCCTCAGCAAGTAGGATCTGCAGTGACTTACTATCGTAGATATACTCTGAGCAGTATCTTATGCCTACAGTCAGTAGATGATGATGCTAACATGGCTAGTGTACCTGTTAAGGCAGCTAAGCCTGCAATCACTACTCAAAGATTTGAGGAGGCACTTGTAGCTATTCAGAATGGTAAGTATACTATTCCTCAACTAAAGGATGGCTTTGCATTAACTGATTTACAACTTAAAGCACTTATGTTATTATGACACCAAAAGAGAAAGCAGATGAGTTATTTTGGAAATATAGACCAATAATAGCAGGAAAACAATTTTTAACAGGTTTAGTATTAATGTCAGAAGCCAAAGAATTAACAAAACAATGTGCATTAATAGCAGTTGATACTGTTTTATGGATGGCATCACATTATGCTACAATTGATTATTGGAACGAAGTCAAACAAGAAATAGAGCAATTATGAAATGGCATCCATCATCACTCGGAAAACTAATAACAGCATCTCGGACTAAGTCTGAGGTGCTATCTGAAACTACTAAGACCTACATCAGAGGTCTAGCTAAGCAGGATTTCTACGGTTACAATGTAGAGCTGAATAACAAGTACATTAATAAGGGTAAATTGCAAGAGAATGATTCTATTGCTCTATTCAACTCTGTAATGTTCAGCAACTACTCTAAGAACACTGAGAGACTAAACAACGAATGGCTCACAGGAGAGGCTGATATAGTTCTAGATGACCAAATAGTAGACATAAAGACATCATGGTCCTTAGAAACGTTCCCTGCTACCTCAGAGGAGGGTGTGAATAAAGATTACGAGTGGCAGCTAAGAGCTTACATGATGTTATATGATAAGAACTATGCTAGTCTAGTCTATTGTATGGTCTCTACTCATCCATCACTACTCAATGAATGGGAGAACTTATCACTACATCAGGTAGATCACATAGCTCCTGAGAAGAGAATCACTACTCTACTATTTACTAGAGACCTGGAGCTTGAGGAGGAGATAAAGGTACGGTTGCATGACTGTACTGAGTACTATGTTAAGTATATTAATCAGCTTAACAACAAATGATGACAGAAAAAACAATGGCAATAATCCTGGCTATAGTAGTGTATGGATTGATAATAATCGGAGTATATAATTTAATAACAACTATAATATGAATGAGTACAAAGTAAAAGGACTTATCAAAGTGATAGGTGATACCGTACAGGTGACTGAGAAATTCTCTAAGAGAGAAGTAGTAATAACAGTAGAGGATGGTAAATATCCTCAATACATCACCCTACAGGCTAATGGAGATAAAACATCTCTACTAGATGGCTGTAGAGTAGGTGAAGAGGTGGAGGCATCATTCAATCTGAGAGGTAGAGAATGGCAGGATAAGCATTTCAACTCATTAGAGTTATGGAAGATAGAAGTATTGACTGCAGCTGCAGTAGCTCCTGCTCATGTACCTGATAATGCTGAAGATGATCTCCCTTTCTAAAGGGCAGAGCATTAAAGACTTTATGATTAAAGAGACTAAGTCTAAGCTCACCCAAAGATATAAGCTCAGTCATTATGCTGAGGATATCGGAGTCTCTTACTGTAGTATTTGGAGATTCACCAATGGTAAGGCTGTCAATGAGCAGTTCTATCTCAAATGGTGGAAAAATTATCTAAATAATTAATAACTTTATGGCAGTCTTATGGCTGCCTTTGTTATTTTTGGCA